GCATAGTTCCTGGAACAAAGGAAAGCACTTCGTCGCCGGAGGCCGATGCGCGGAGACGCAGTTCAAGAAAGGGCAGGTCCCGCACAACTATATGCCGGTCGGCTCGGAGCGGATCAACACGGAAGGATATGTCGATATTAAGATCGCGGATCCTAACAAATGGAAAGCGAAGCACGTCCTGCTATGGGAAGCGCTGCACGGGCCGAGGCCGAAAGGGTACAAGATCATTTTCGCCGACGGGAACAAGCTGAACGTCACGGCGGAGAATCTGCTCCTGGTATCCAGCAGCGAACTCTGCCGGATGAATCAGAACGACTGGATCAAACCGGAGGCGGAGCTGACGAAACTCGGCGCCACGGTGGCGAAGCTGATCTGCAAGACCAACGCCAGGAAAGAAAAACCGCAGCGGACACCAAAACCGAAACCGAGGATCATTTATTACGATCCGAAGACGATGAAAATTTTATAAGGAGGAGAAGCATGAAGTTTGTGGATCTGTTCCTGCGATTCCTATGCTTGACCGGGACAGTGTTCGTGCTCGGCGCTTTAGGCATCGGGCTGTGCCTTCTGGTCATGCTCGCAACGTACTACACGCTGATCATGCTTTGAAGGGAGACGAGAGCTTGCGAGTAATCAAATGCGCCCGATGCGGTGCGGACGTCTTCACGACAGGACCGAGGACAAAATACTGCCTGGCCTGTGCTACGCAGATCAGAATCGAAAGCCAGAATAAGCGCAGGTCCAAAAAAGGAAAGCTCGATCCAGCGCATACGAAGGTCATCACCTGCGAAATCTGCGGAAAGGAAGTGATCGTTCCAGCAAAAGCGGCGCGCGCGCGGTATTGCCCGGAATGCTCCTCGAAAGCGTACAAGGCATCGTTGAAAAAATATCGGGACAAAGAAAAGAATCCGCCCGTCGGTGAGACCGTCGAAACGACCTGCATTATATGTAACAAGTCTTTCTCGTATGAATACCGGGGCGGGAAGCGAAGAGAATTCTGTAATATGTGCAGCCCGAACCGACGCGACGAGAACGCCGGAGCGATCGAGCCAAACTATCATACGGGATGGCACAAAGCAGAAAAGCCGCGGAAAAAGAAAAAGCCCCACGTTTCCCAGATCGTGGATCTGAACGAGGCGGCGAGAAAAGCAGGTATGAGCTACGGTCGATATGTGGCCATGTTGGCCATGAAGAAAGGAGTATAACGTGAAAACAAACATTGAGATCTCAATCAGTCTTAAAGAACTCGAAGGGGAGATTCGCACACAAATATCCGTTATCGGTGCGGCCACTCCGAACCAGATCGCAAAGGTCCTCGGGAAAACGCTTGCAAGCGTTATACCGGTAACGGATAACAAGCAAAAGGCGCTGTCGGAACTCCATTCGGAATTTGCAACTGCCTATATTGAGGAAGCTCTGAAGGCAAACGGAGAGGAGGGAAAAGCATGACGGACAAAGAGCTGATGCTGGAGCGCATCGAAATGTACTGCGACGCCGATCGGCGTGGACGTATCGAACCGGAACAGGCCGAGGCATACTGCCCGACGATTGAGGAGGCGATGATGTTCGTATGGGCGGAACATTGAACCGCTGCCAATGCGGAAGGGAAATTCCTTTCGAGCCGGATCGAAGGAAGCAGCCGAAGTATTGCGCGGCCTGCCGGTCAAAGTACGGCAGCAACAAACAAAAGGGCCACAGAATCCGGCAAAAGAAAAACGCCTGACGCTGACACGCCAGACGCAAGGAGAAGATTTCAACAAAATCAATATATCACACAGAGGAGGATTTTTCAATGGACTTCACTCTTAACATCAAAATCGAGGCAACGCCGGAGTTTTGCCGGGCACTCGATAATATCGCAAACACAATCACCGCGGCGTTTTGCGTGACGGCGGCGTCAAACGTAGACGCTGAACAGCTTCGCAAAGCGGTGGTCGAAAATCCCGCTCCGATCAAAGTGGAAGCGCCAGCTCCTGCTCCTGCTCCTGCTTCGGATCCGGCTGCCGTGCCGGTTGCGACCGCTCCCGTCCCGCCCGCTCCGGTTCCTACCGTTCCGACGACAGCGCAGACGTACACGCAGGACCAGCTCGCGCTCGCGGCCTCCGGTCTCATGGACGCCGGAAAGCTCGCAGAACTCCAGCAGCTCCTCGCGACGTTCAAGGTGACGTCTCTCGTTACGCTGCCAAAAGATCAGTATGGAGCGTTCGCGACAAAGCTGCGTGAATTGGGGGCGAAGATATGACGAAGCACGCGCTCCTTTCCGCGTCAAGCGCGGCGCGCTGGCTGGCCTGCACGCCAAGCGCCAGGGCGACGGAAAACATCCCGGACAAGGGCAGCCCATACGCGGCTGAAGGTTCCCTCGCGCACGCCATCGCAGAACTGAAGCTCCGGAAATATTTCACGGAAGGCATCGGCCCGCGGACGTTCAGCAACCGGTTGAAGAAACTGAAAGAGGATCCGCAGTATTTCCATGAAGGCGCGCCGACGTACCAGGACGAAATGCTCCGGTACACGGACGAATACCTCGACTATGTGAAATGCGTCTCGATGGAGTATAAGGAAAAGCCCTACATCGCCATCGAGAAAAAAGTGGACTTCCATTCCTTCGTACCGGATGGCTTTGGGACTGCCGACTGCATCCTGATCGGCGGCGAAGTCATGAATATAATCGACTTCAAATATGGAAAGGGCGTCCCGGTCTCGGCAATCCGAAACGCGCAGATGATGTTATACGCGCTCGGGGCGCTCCTCGAATACGGGATCATTTATCCGATCAAGACCGTGAAGCTCTCAATCGTTCAGCCGAGGATCGACAATGTTTCGACCTGGGAAATGTACGCTGACGATCTCATGGATTGGGGCGAGAACGTAGTCAAGCCGAAAGCGCAGCTCGCGTATGAAGGCGAAGGCGAATTCACGCCAGGCGAACATTGTAAATTCTGCAAGCTGAAAGGGAACTGCCGGGCACGGGCAGAGAAAGCCTTCTCCATGATCATCCAGGCGGAGAAGCCGCCCGCGACATTGACGCCGGAGGAGCTGGCCGACGCGCTGGAAAAGGCAGATATGCTCGCCGCCTGGGCGAAGGATGTGCAGGAATATTCGTTGACGGCCATCCTCGACGGCGGAGAGATCCCTGGCTGGAAAGCCGTCCACGGGCGGAGCGTTCGCCGGTTCATTGACACCGCTGCGGCGTTCTCGGCGATCATTGAGAGCGGCGTCGAAGAGGCGATGCTTTATGAGCGGAAGCCGTTGACGCTGGCAGCCATCGAAAAAGTAATGGGAAAGAAAGCCTTTGCGGACGTCGCGGGCACGTTCATCGAGACGCCGCCGGGAAAACCCACTCTTGTCCCGGAAAGCGACAAACGCGAAGCGATCAAAGGTATCACAGCAGAAGAAGCATTTGCAAACATTTGAAAGGGGTAATTGAAAATGGCATTGACAAACAGAGACGTAACGACGGGTGTAGCACGACTTTCTTATGAGCACGTTTTCCAGCCTTATGCGCGCAGCGCAAACGACACGCCGAAATATTCGACGACGATCCTCGTCCCGAAATCCGACACGAACACGAAGGCAGCCATTGACGCGGCCATCGAAGCGGCGAAGCAGCAGGGCGTCGCCAAGACTTTCGGCGGGCAGCTGCCGCCGGTGGTGGCGATCCCGGTCTATGACGGCGACGGTGTTCGGCCTTCCGATGGTATGCCCTTCGGCCAGGAGTGCAAAGGTCACTGGGTTTTCACGGCCTCGGCAAAGAACCGCCCGGAAGTGATCGGATTGAACAGGCAGCCGATCATCAACGAATCGGAAATCTATTCCGGCGTTTACGCGTATGTGAACGTGACCTTCTTCCCTTATAACTCGAATGGCCGAAAGGGTATCGGATGCGCTTTGAACTGCCTCATGAAAGCAAGAGACGGCGAGCCGCTTGGCTCGAAGATCTCGGCAGCAGACGCCTTCGCGAATATCCCGATGGGCGCAGCTCCGGCAATCAATCCGATCACCGGCGCGCCTATGGCATGAGCACGGCGGGCGGCTTTGACCGCCTGCACATAGACATAGAGACTTATTCCTCCGTGGACATTACGAAGTCCGGGCTGCACAAATACGTGCAGCCCGATGACTTCGAGATCTTACTGTTCGCGTATAGTCTGAATGAAGGTCCGGTCGAAATCGTTGACTTCACAGCAGGCGAGTCATTATCACGCGGATTCGAGGCCATGCTATCAGATCCGAAAGTTATCAAATACGCGTACAATGCGGCTTTCGAGTGGACCTGCCTTTCGAGATATTTCGGGGCGCTTCCGATTGATCAATGGCGCTGCGTCATGCTGCACGGTTGCTATTGCGGATTCCCTCCTGGACTGGACGCCGTTGGAAAAGCGCTCGGTTTTTCCGAGGACAAAAAGAAGATGGCAGCGGGCAAGGCGCTGATCAAACTTTTCTGCAATAAGCACGCGGCCAAAACAAAGCAAAATTCGCTTTGGGATATGTCGCGCGTCCTTCCGGAACATGAACCGGAGAAGTGGGAACTCTTCAAAGAATATTGCAAACAGGACGTCGTTACCGAGATGGAAGTGGAGCGCCGTCTTTCTGCCTGGCCGGTCCCGGAAAGCGTACAGAAGGAATGGGAACTTGACGCCATCACAAACGAGTATGGCGTCCGCATCGACAAAGCGCTTGTGGACGGGGCGATTGCCTGTTCCACGGCGATCAATGCGGAGCTGACGAAAGAGGCGAAGCAGCTGACCGCCCTCAACAATCCGAACAGTCCGACGCAGATCAAGGGCTGGTTGGAGTGCATGATCGGAAGGGCAATCCCGGATCTGACGAAGGCCACCGTCTCGGAATTATTGAAAGACGAGACGCTGCCGGAAGAGGTCCGCCGGGTGCTGGCGATCCGGCTGGAGCTGGGGAAAACATCGGTCAAGAAATATGAGGCGATGCGGGCGGCGGTATGCGAGGATGAACGCGTCCGCGGACTGCTGCAATTTTACGGAGCCAGGACAGGACGCTGGGCCGGGCGGCTGGTGCAGGTCCAAAACTTGCCGAGGAATTACCTCGAATCATTGGACACGGCCAGGAAACTCGTCAAAGGAAAGAAGATCGACGCCATCCGGCTGATCTACGGCAACGTGCCGGACACACTTTCGCAGCTGATCAGGACGGCGTTCATTCCGTCGAACGGCAGCGTTTTTGTAGTGGCTGACTTCTCCGCTATCGAGGCCCGCGTGATCTCATGGCTGGCCGGGGAACAATGGAGACTTGAAGCGTTTCGACAGGGGAAAGATATTTACTGCGAATCAGCTTCTCAAATGTTTGGCGTCCCCGTCGAAAAGCATGGGCGAAACGCGGAGCTGCGGCAGAAAGGAAAGATCGCGGAACTGGCTCTCGGATACCAGGGCGGCGTCGGAGCGCTGAAAGCTATGGGCGCGGACAAGATGGGCCTCTCCGATACGGAACTCCAGGACATCGTGACACGTTGGCGGGAGGCGAACCCGCGTATCGTATCATTTTGGAAAACCGTTGAAGACCTGGCCCGCCATACAATCATAAAAAACGGCAGCAGCATTATGAGCGGATGCGGCATAAAATTATTCTTTGACACTGGCGATCTTTCAATGCTTCGTATCGGACTTCCAAGCGGAAGAGAACTGTTTTATCCGAACCCCAAAATCGAAATGAATAAAAACGGTTTTGAAAGTATCACCTACGACGGGCTGAACACCGCGCACGTCTGGGGGCGGCTGGAAACCTACGGCGGGAAACTGACGGAGAACATCGTCCAGGCGGTGGCGCGGGACTGCCTCGCGGTCACGCTCTTCCGGATGCACGTGAACGGATTCGACACCGTCATGCACATCCATGATGAAGTCGTTCTTGACGTCCCGGAAGACAAAGCCGATCTAAAGTACGTCGTCCGTTTGATGACAGATCCTATATCATGGGCGCCCGGTCTTCCGCTGGACGCTGACGGATTCATTGGTTCCTATTATAAGAAGGAGTAATGCCCTATGGAGAACTTCAACAGGGATATTCACATATCCACCGCTGGCAGCCGGAAGGCTGCGCTTTGGAAACAGGAAACGATCCTATGGTCCGACTTCGTGGCGCGTCTCGGCACGCCCGTCCACTCCGATGAATCGTTCCGGACCTACCTCTCGCTGCCGAAGGCGAAGCAAGACGAACTGAAGGACGTGGGCGGATTCGTGGGCGGCTCGCTCAAAGGCGGACGCCGGAAGGCTGCGAACGTGACCGCCCGCGACCTCATAACCCTCGACCTCGACGCGATCCCGACAGGCGGGACGGACGACGTCCTGAAACGTGTTGAAGGTCTCGGATGCGCGTATGTGGTCTATTCGACACGCAAGCACGAACCGGCGAAGCCGCGCCTCCGCGTCATACTTCCGACGGACCGGAGCATCACCGCGGAGGAATACGAGCCGATGGCCAGGGCGCTGGCGAACATGATCGGAATCAGCTTGTGCGATCCGACGACCTTCGAGCCGTCGCGCCTCATGTTCTATCCAAGCGTATGCGCGGACGGTCAATATGTTTTCACTTATGGCGACAAGCCGCCCGTCAGTGCGGACGGCATCCTCGCCATGTTCAAGAATTGGCATGACTGGAGGGAATGGCCGCAGGTCCCCGGACACGAGGACAAGCAGAAAGTTTTTGCGGCCACGCAGCAGGATCCGGCAGAAAAGGAAGGAGTGATCGGCGCCTTCTGCCGGACATACTCCATCTATGACGTCATGGAGAAATTTATTCCCGGCGTCTATTCGCCCGTGGATGGAATGGATGACCGTTTCACTTATGCAGGCGGAACGACGACAGGCGGCGCCATCGTGTACGAGGGCGGGAAATTCTTATATTCGCATCACGCGACGGATCCATGCAGCGGGAAGCTCGTGAACGCTTTCGACCTTCTCCGGCTACATAAGTTTGGCGACCTCGACGAGGCCGCGAAGCCGGAGACGCCGGTCAATAAATTGCCGAGCTATTCCGCCGCCTGCCGGTTCGCGGTGGCGGATCCGAAAGTCTCGACGACGCTCAACCGGGAACGGTACGACAAAGTACAGGAAGCCTTCCAGGGCATCCATCCGGAGAGTGACGTCGAATGGACGAAGCTCCTGGAACTTTCGCCGAACACAGGGAAACCGGAGAAGACGATCAAGAATGTGGAAACGGTGATCAACCACGATCCGGCGCTCAAAGGCCGGATACATTTTGATTCATTCGCGGAGTATATCGTCGGCGTGGCGCCGCTGCCGTGGAGCGGACGCGCAAACGGGGAAGGCCCTTTCCGGTGGCGCGACGAAGACGACGCCGGACTTCGCGATTATATGGAGAGGATTCTGAAATTCCGCAGCCGTGACGTCATCGACGACGGCCTGATCCTGGCGGCGAAGCAGAGCGGATTCAATCCCGTCACGGACTATCTCGACGGGCTGAAATGGGACGGGAAGCCCCGGCTCGATACGTTGCTGATCGACTACCTCGGCGCGGAGGATTGCGCATATACGCGTGAGGTCACACGGAAAGCGTTCACGGCTGCCGTGGCGCGCGCAAAAGATCCGGGCGTGAAGTTTGATACCATGACCGTGATCCGAGGTCCCCAGGGTATCGGAAAATCGACGCTGCTGCGTCTGATGGGGTTATCCTGGTACACGAACAATCTCCGGAGTTTCGAGGGGAAAGACGCCGCGGAGCTGCTTCAAGGAATCTGGATCGTCGAAGTAGACGAGCTGGATTTGATGCGGAAGACCGACGTCCGGGAAATCAAAAGCTATCTTTCAAGGACCGAGGACCATTACCGGGCCGCTTATGCCAGGAAGACAGAGAAGCATCCGCGGCGCTGCGTATTCTTCGGGACGACGAACGACGACGAATATTTATTTGACGCCACCGGGAACCGGCGCTTCCTGCCGGTGGAGGCGGGCGTCACGACGGCAACGAAGAACCTTTTCGAGGAGCTGACAGAGGAGGAGATCGGCCAGGTGTGGGCGGAAGCATACACGCGCTGGCAGATGGGAGAATCACTGATACTGTCGAAAGAGATGGAGGAGGAAGCGGAGAAACGCCGCCGGGCGCGCACGGAGCGGGATTCGCTGCAAGGCATGATCGAGCAATTCGTTGACCGGAAAATCCCCGAGGACTGGCTGACATGGCCGAAGTCGGCGCGGAAAATGTTCTGGGGCGGCAGCATGGATATTCCGCAGGACAAACTTGTGGAACGTGATCGGGTATGTGCAGCGGAAATATGGTCGGAACTCTTGGGAGAGTATTCCAGGACACCGCCAAGAAGAGAAATCATGCGCGTCAACAATGTACTGAAAATGATGGATGATTGGGAACCGTCCGGAGTTGTCAATTTCGGCGATGATTATGGGAAGCAGAGGGGTTTTTGGAGACGGCAACAATCGTCAACAAAATAAAAAAAGTTTGTTGCCTTGTTTGCCAAAAATCAAAAAGACAAAGCAACAAAGCAACAAACTTTTTCCCATTGTTTCCAATTTTGTAGCAATCGCAAAAACATACACGGCAAAGGGTTATTAAGCGAAGCAACAAAAACAACAAACTTTTCTATATAGAACAAAAAATAGGTAATAGGGCTATATATAGCGCCTAATTACGTGATCTATACGCACACGTGCGCGGGCGCGCGCGCACGCGTATGTTAGTAGGGATTTATTTTTTGGGAGGTGGACCATGCGGGAAAGAGCGATCGAAGAATTTTTGCGTGATGGTGTACGACGCCAGGGCGGCATCGCCTTCAAATTCGTATCACCGGGAAATGTTGGTGTGCCGGATCGGCTGGTCCTTTGGCCGAACGGGAAGATGGTGTTCGTCGAAGTGAAGGCGGAAGGCGGGCGGCTTTCCGTTATGCAGGAAAGGCAGCGAAAAAGGATCCAGAGGCTGGGCTTCCAGGTGGCCGTGGTGAAGGGCATCGAGGAAGCAAAAATGTTTTTGAGCACCTGGGGGGATCTGTGTGGAGGTAAATAGGGAAAAGGAAGGTGATCAGAAGTGAAATTCGAGCCGCATCCATATCAGCGGTTCTGCATCGACCGGCTGCTGGCAAACGAAGCGCAGGCCCTTTTCCTGGACATGGGGCTGGGAAAAACTGTGATCACGCTGACGGCCATCAAGGAGCTGCGGTATCATCGGTTCGCCGTCGCGAAGGTGCTGGTCGTCGCGCCGAAGAAAGTGGCGGAGACGACCTGGACGACGGAGGCGGAGAAGTGGGATCACTTGCAGGGGCTTCGCGTTTCCGTCGTGCTTGGCAACCAGCAGCAGCGGATCCGGGCGTTATACACACCGGCGGACGTCTACGTCATCAACCGCGAAAATGTGAAGTGGCTTGTCGAGTATTATCAGAACGACTGGCCGTTTGATATGGTCGTCCTGGATGAACTGTCTTCCTTCAAAAATCACATGGCCCAAAGATTCAAGGCGATGCGGATGGTGCGAAGCCATATAAAAAGGATCGTCGGTCTGACAGGGACACCGGCGCCGAACGGGCTGATCGACCTGTGGGCGCAGATCTTCCTGCTGGATCGTGGCGAGCGGCTGGGGAAATTCATCACGCATTACCGCGAACGATATTTCACGCCGGACAAGAGGGACCAGACGAGGATCTTTTCCTGGGCGGCGAAGAACGGAAGCGAGCAGGCAATCTGGAACCGGCTTTCCGATATATGCGTGAGCATGAAGGCCGAGGACTATCTGACCTTGCCGGACTGCATGACTGACATCCGGCACGTTCAGCTGGATGCGAAAGCGAAGAAGGCATATTTCACGTTGGAACGGGATATGCTTTTGACGGTTGACGCCAAGACGATCGACGCGGGCAGCGCCGCCGTCCTTTCCGGTAAACTTTTGCAGCTGTGCAACGGCGCCGTTTACGATGACGCACACGCAGCCGTCCACGTCCATGACTGCAAGCTGGACGCCTTCGTCGAACTGATCGACGAGCTGGCCGGATCCCCGGCCCTGGTGTTTTACAACTTCCAGCATGACCGTGACCGGATCATCGCGGCGCTGGCCGGAAAAGGTCTCCGCGTCCGGCAGCTTTCCGGGGCGGAGGATGCGGACGCCTGGAACCGGAGAGAGATCGACGTGCTGCTGGCGCATCCGGCGAGCTGCGCTTATGGCCTCAACCTCCAGGACGGGGGGAATCAGGTCATCTGGTTCGGGCTGAACTGGTCCCTGGAATTATTCCAGCAAGCGAACAAGCGGCTGCACCGGCAAGGGCAGCAGCAGAAAGTATTTATCCATCTGCTTGCCGTCGAGGGTGGCATGGACGAGGACGTCGCGAAGGCCCTGGCGGAAAAAGCGGATACGCAGGATAGACTTATGGACGCATTGAAAGCGAGGATCGAGAAGGTGCATCGGGAGACGAAAGGAGTGGCGTATGTGGGACAATGCGGAACGGGAACGAGAACGACGCAAACCGACAAAGGCGCAGCTTGATTATTTTTGTTATCTGCGGGCGAAGGCGGGAGTGGATCCGGCGTATTATTTCGACCAATGGCATAAACTCCCGGAAAACATGAGTCGTCATGAGATCCAGGAAGAGATCGACCGATTGAGGTACGAGCTGGGGGAGGGAAAATAATGGGTGTTGAAGGTTTCACGATATTCGGGATCCCGGTCGTGGTAACTATGCATGATGTAATCGGGCTTGTTGTTGGTGCAGTTTTGTTTGTGGTGTTGTTGGTGGTTTTTATATTCAATGAGTTATTTTTGGTCGCGTTTCGTTGGTGGAATAAGAGGGGGAGGAAGAGATCGACCGATTGAGGTACGAGCTGATCCATGAGAGGAGGAGAAGATTTAGCGATGCGTTGGGATGAAATGAAAAAGTGCAAAATGTGTAGTAGTTATGATTTACGCCTTATAAGTGAATTCGGCGGGATGAATGGGCCAGAGTTTTGCGTAACTTGTAACTCTTGCGGAGCACAAGGGGCATGGGCGCCGAGTGAAGAAATGGCTGTTAAAGCGTGGAATAGGATTGACGAGGGGGATTGACTATGAGCTTTGAAATGGACACCGAGGCGATGCTGATGGAATATCCGCAGGACCAGGAGGAGAACGAATACCGGTATATTGACGCCGGATGGCTGGACAAGGTGGCAGCTGGATTGACCGCCGGAGCGAAAAAGCATCCGAATGAGACCTGGAAAGAAATCCCGCCGGAGGAGCACGCAGCGCGAGCGATCCGGCATCTGAATATGTTCCGGAAGGGAGACCGGAGCGAGGAGCATCTGATCAACGCGTCGATGCGCTGCATGATGGCGTCCGTGTTGGCCGACGGTAAAAAAGATATTACAGGGGAATTGTCAGAGTGTCCCAGGTGCGGGGGCAAGAATTACAATACGCCGTTCGGATTGCATGGCGTCATGAAGTGTTCTGATTGTGGAACGTGTTGGTTGACGGAGCTGGAGAAGAAGAAGAAGGAGATCCATCGGGAGGGCTGACATGAGGGGCAGGAATCTGGACTGGCTGAAGTACATTCTTCGGCATGAGCGCGAGCTGCATGATGCGGTATTGGAATCAAAACTCGGGACGAAAGGACATACTGGCGGATCCAACGGGCATTATTTTGTTTCGGATCCGACGCCGGCGATGGCGCTTCGACGAGCGGAGGAGATCAGCAGCGTGGTCCTTCGGGATCAGTCCCGCGTTCAATGGCCGGAGCGATGGCTGAAAGTGATTGATTCTGTCCGGAAGTGGTGCCAGAACGATCCGATCGACGAGGCCCTTTTCAGCTGGGTGCTGACCAAGCCGAAATTGAAAAGATCAGGAGCGCGGCTGCGTCAAATAAAAATGTGTTCTGATCTGCACATCGAGAAGGACGCTTATTATAAACGGATTGCAGCGATCTGTATATATGGCGCCGGTGTTGCGAATGGTCTCGGTATCGAATGAAATTTCATTATGATACTGAAATGCAAAAATCTGTGGTAATATACTAATGAGCGGGAGCATGAAACATAGGGCACCGGCTTCCTCCTCTGGGTGTTTGGTTCTTCCGCCGGGCTATCTCCTTCCCGGCAAAAAGGCGTTGCGTAATGCAGCGCCTTTTCAATTTGTGCGAAAGGTGGTGCGCTGCCATGCTGGAAAAGCAGGAAAAATTTTGTGTGGAATTCATAAAAAGCGGCAACGCCGCCGAAGCCTACAAAGCCGCAGGCTACAAGGTCACGAGCACGAAATCCGCAGCGAATTCTGCGTCCCGATTGTTGGAAAATGTTGGTATTTGTAGCCGAATTGCGGAACTTCGTGCGCAGCTGGAGAGTGAGAAGATCATGGACGCGAAGGAACGACGCGAGACTTTGACCGCGATCGCACGCAGCAGGGCGGAAGATGCAGCGGACAGGATCCGCGCCATCGACACGATCAACAAGATGGACGGTGTTTATATAAGTAAAGTCGAAGTGTCCGGGGAAATTGGAATAGTGGACGCGCTAAAAGATGCACGGGAGAGGTTGAAAAATGCGTCGAAATGAGATGCTTCAGCTTACTTCATTTCTTGCAGAACTGACGCATGATCCGCTTGGTTTTGTGTACGCGGCTTTTCCGTGGGGTTATGGTGAACTGAAAAACATGACCGGCCCGGAGGACTGGCAAAAGGAACTGCTCGCTGACATTCGCGATGGATTGAAAACTCCGGATCAGGTTATTCGTGAGGCCACGGCTTCTGGACACGGCATCGGAAAAAGCACGCTCGTCGCCTGGTTGGTTCTTTGGGCGATCAGCACTTTCGAGGATACCCGCGGGATTGTAACGGCGAACACGGCGACGCAGCTCGAAACCAAAACGTGGCCAGAGGTTCAGAAATGGTACAACTATTTCATAGCGAAGGATCTTTTCGTTTGTACCGCAACAGCTATTTATAGCGTTGAGAAAGCGCATGAAAAAAACTGGCGTATAGATGCGATTCCCTGGAACGAGACGAATCCGGAAGCATTTGCCGGATTGCATAACCAGGGCAAGCGTATTTTGCTCGTGTTTGACGAGGCGTCAGCGATTCCGAATATCATCTGGGAAGTGGCGGAAGGTGCTATGACAGACGCGAACACGGAAATCATCTGGGCGGTTTTCGGTAATCCTACGCGTAACGTAGGACGCTTCTATGATTGCTTTCACAAAGATAGGAGATTATGGCGTACTCGGCGCGTGGACAGCAGGTCTGTACGCATAAGCAACAAAAGGCAAATTGAGGAATGGATCCAGACGCGGGGTATTGAAAGCGACTTTGTGAAGGTCCGCGTCCTCGGTGAGTTCCCCTCATCCAGTGAGATGCAGTTTATTTCTCGCGAGATTGTCGAAGCTGCATCGAAACGTGTGCTCAAAGAACACGAATACAAAAATGCGCCGGTTATCCTTGGTGTTGATCCGGCCTGGACCGGTGACGACGCTTTGGAGATCTATCTTCGCCAGGGCAGTTTTTCAAAGCATCTCTTCACGCTGCCAAAGAATGACGATGACAGCTATGTTGCGGGTGTGATCGCAAGGCTGGAGGATAAATATAATGCAGACGCCGTTTTCATTGACGAAGGATATGGCACCGGTATTTATTCGATGGGGAAGGTAATGGGGCGGCTCTGGACGATAGTGTCCTTCGCCGCAAAACCTATGGCGCCGGAATATCAAAACAAGCGTATAGAAATGTGGGCTACTATGAAAGAATGGCTGCGCGATTACGGCGCAATCGAAGACGATGAACAGTTACGGGATGAGCTGGCAGCTCCGGAGGCGTTTATCAATCCTCGAGGAAAACTTCAGCTCGAAAGCAAGGAAAGCATGAAGAAACGCGGGGAGGCGTCTCCGAATAAAGCGGACGCGCTCGCCCTTACTTTCGCGTATCCGGTAATGCCGCGCGATGCGATGAAGATTCGCAAGCTCGCGCGATGCAATACAAGTTATAAACCATTCTGAAAGGAGCGATTGGTATGTGCAGTGGTGGAGGCGGCGGCGGTGAAACCGTCCGCACGGAGTATATCTATCAGAAAGCGGATCCGGCGCCCACGCCTGTGACCGTTTCCGACGTGTCGTCCGCATCGGCTGAAAGAGCCGCGACGGAAAAAGAGCGCAGGAAACGCGGTCGCAACGCGAACGCAATTTCTACGGATCGTTCAACGATCCTCGGCAGTGTACCTGATGCAGCAGTCTCGGCGCTTCGTCAGACGCTGGGTTAAGGGGGCACATTTATGGCAGGAATGGCAAGAACTCCGCCGCCGTTGATCACGGCGAACGACGGCGCGAAATCCATCGGGCTGACGCGGCGCGAGTGCATGGCGATCATCGGCGCGCTGAAGAAAAAGCGTCTCCCGTATCTGGACCGGTGGCGGGCAATCCGTGATTACGAGCTGCCATATACCGGCGAGCTGGACGAGACGCCGGACGAGAACGAGCAGGCCCGTCGGCACGACGACCATATTTATAATGGTGCCGCTTGGGCGAGCAATCAAGTTTTCGCCGCGGGCATCATGTCCGGACTGACGCCGCAATCGCGGCAGTGGTTCCGGTTATCGTTCGCAAACAAGGACATACAGAATATGACGGGCGCCGGGAAACTCCTCGACGACCGGCTGGATATTTTGAATGACGTCTTGAACAAATCGAACTTCTACAACGCAATTCACAGCTGCTATCTGGAGCTGGCTTTCGGGCAGGCGCCGCTCGGTGTATTCGCTTCGGCGGAGACCGGCGTGCATTTTGTCCCGTTTACGATCGGCAGCTATTTCCTGGACGTGGATGCGGACGGCATGGTCACGACATTCGCGAGGGAATACTGGATGACGCTCCAGCAGCTGGCCGACAAGTTTGGCGTGGAGAATCTGCCGCGCTCGTTGCAGCTTCAGTACAAAAACGAGACGGAGAAATCAGAACGCCATAAAGTGTATTGGTTGGTCATGCCTAACCGTGCGCACGAGAACGGGCGGATTGACCGGTTCCATCTTCCTTTCGTGTCCGTGTACTGGCTGGAATCCAGCATGGAAAACGAATGGCTGGACGTGGGCGGCTTTCACGAATTCCCGGTCCCGACGGGGCGCTATCTCGTCACGGGCGGGGCGGCGTATGGGAAAGGCCCGGGCTGGTTCGCGGAAGGGGACAGCAAAGGCTTGCAGCTTTTGGAACAGGACTACTTGACCGCCGTCGAGCTTGGCGTCAAGCCTCCGGTTCAGTCCGATGCGAACACGGCCATGAAAGGAATCAATTTGATTCCGGGCGGCAATACCATCACATCGAATGGCAACGCAGTGACGCCTCTATTCCAGGTCAATCTCGCGCTCGACCATTTGCAGGGGAAGATCCAGGAGCTGACCGACCGAATCAAACGCGCCTATGCTGCGGATCTATTTCTCATGCTCGATTCCATGACGCAGACCATGACGGCCCGCGAGGTCATGGAAAGGACGCAGGAGAAAATGCAGCAGCTCGGGCCGGTCGTCCAGCGGATGCAGTTTGAATTTTTGTCGAAGATCATCGAAAGGGTTTACGCGATCCTGGACCGGGCGAACGTGTTCCCCGCTCCGGAGGATCCGCAGCTCGCCCAGATGCTCGCACAAGAAGAAATCCAGATCGAGTATATTTCGCCATTGGCCCAGGCGCAAAAGCTCTCCGGCCTGGTGAACATCGAGCAAGCCGTTTCCTTTACGGCGCAGATCGCGCAGTTCGATCCGGCGGCCCTGGACAAGCTGAACTTCCCGGCGGCGGTCGATCGGTATTGCGATATGCTCGGCGCTCCGGCTGCGATCCGCAGGACGGAGGACGAATTCGAGGCTATCCAGGAACAGAAAGCTGAAGCAGCCGCGCAGCAGGAACAGGCCGCCCAGGCGGCAGCCATCGCACAGATGGCGGTCCCGGCCACGCAGGCAGCGAAGAACGCGACGGAAGCGGCGAACGACGGCAATCCTGCGCTGGCGCAGATGCTCGGAATGGACCGCTACGGTCTCGGAGGGTAACGTATGACAACGGCGGACAAGGACAAGGCGCGGCGACGGGAACATCTTCGCGAAGAGGAAGCCCGGCGCGATGAAGCGTCTCTTCGGTATTTACTTTCAGACGAACGCGGGCGATGGTTCCTGTCCCGTATGCTTGAACGCACCCACATTCACAGCATGGCGGGCGGGGACATAAACCAGATCCTTCTTTTCGAGGGGGAGCGGCGCGTCGGTGTCGAGCTATACGACAACCTGCGGATGCTCGCGGCTCTCGACGAGACGGGAAAATGCTATGAAGAGATCCACAGAGCGGAACGCGAATATGGAGCGTTTCTCGCACGATACCGGAAGGAGAGTGACTTATGAACTTTGACTTTGATATGCAGCTTTTCGCTGACGAAGGCGGCGCCGATGATGGCGCGGGTGCAGGCGCGGCTGCTCCTGCTGCGGCAAATGCCGGAGGAGAAGCGCCCCCTGCTGCTGACGGAGGGGAAAGTCTGGACAAGCCGGAGGCGGCAGGCGACAAAGCTGGCGTGCCTGGTACGCTGCTCGGCGGAAAGGAGGATGATGCAGCCTGGGACTTCCGCGGTGTGGTGCCCGAGGGTATGGCATACGATGAAGCGACAGCTTCGGCCTATGCCGCCATAGCGAAGGAAGCCGGGCTGACAGGAGCGCAAGCCCAGAAGCTGGCCGCGTATGGTATGCAGTACGCCAGGGACGGCATGGCGGCTATGGCGAAGGCTTTCGCAGATGAAGTGTCCGGGTGGGCCGAGACGGCAAAACAGGAACTCGGCTCGGACTTCGATGTAACGGTGCAGCGTGCGGGGGCTGGCATCGAAGCGTTGGAGCGATCCGTGCCCGGATTGAGACAAGCCTTAAACGAGACAGGCGCGGGGAACCGTGTCGAATTTGTTCGGGCTTTTGCGCTGATCGGTTCGCTGGTCGGCGAGGATAGTTTCCGTGGGTTCGGAGATGCTGCGGGGAAAACTTCGACGCGTTATCCGAACACTAATTTCTCTGACTATTGAATGGAGGTATGAATTATGGCAGTACTTGGCAGCGAGGCGCTTACTCTTTCCGATCTGAAGAAACGCCTCAATCCCGACGGCTCCGTGGCGTTCATCGTCGAGGCGCTGGAACAGAGCAATCCTATTTTGCGTGACATCCCCTGGATCGAGGGTAACTTGAAGACGGGCAACGTGACGACGGTCCGCACGATGGTCCCGACGCCTTCCATCCGCATGATCAACAAAGGTGTTGCGCGTGGTAAATCCCGCACGAAGCAGGTCCAGGATACCTGCATGATCCTGGAGGATCGCAGCGTCGTCGATATTGAGCTGCTCGCCCTTCAGAAGGACAAAGAGAAATTCCGCACTTCCGAAGATGCGGCCTTTGTCCAGGGCTTCAGCAACTATGTGGCGGAGCAGACTTTCTACGGCGACAGCGCCAACGTCCCCGGAACCTTCAACGGCCTTTCGGTCCGTTACAACACGTACCAGGGCACGAAGACCAAGCGCGGCGATTCCGCGTATCAGGTGCTTTCCGCTGGCACGCCTGGCAGCAACACCAACACCACGGCGTTCTTTGTTGGCTGGGGCGCGAAGAATACGGTCGGCATCTATCCGGAGGGCACGCTTGCCGGTCTGAAGATGCGCGACCTCGGCGAGCAGACTGTCACCGATGCGGACAATCTCGAATACCAGGCGCTCGCGACCTTGTTCACGTGGAAGTGCGGCCTCGCGGTTCAGAATATCCGCTCGAACGCGCTGCTCCGTAACATCAACGTGGCGGCACTCGGCGGGCTGTCTTCGGCGCAGAAGCTCGCGCTCATGGATGCACTCACTGTCACCAAGAACCGGATCCAGAACCTGGAAAGCGGCGACAAGCAGGTCCGTCTGTATGTTTCCCAGAGCCTCTATGACTTCTTCGAGACTTACATGAACGACAAGAACAATGTCTTCGTTACGCAGCAGACGCTCATGGGCGCCATGCCGCAGCTGTATTTCAAGGGTATTCCGGTCAGCAAGTGCGATGCGATCAGCGAAACCGAATCCGCTTGCGCGCAGGCTTAATAGGGAGGAGGACACACAATGATTTTTGATGCACAGAATACCTTTTTCAAGGAGCAGGCTTTGAGTGCCACGACGCTGACCAGTGACGTCATCGACTATGGCGAAGGTGAGGCGAGCGATCCCCCGAAGCTCGTTATTGACGTTACCCGTGACGCGGGCGCCGGTGATGTCGAGGCTACGGTTCAGACTTGCGATGAATCGACCTTCGCTTCTCCGACGGTCACTTTCGTCAAGAAGTCCCCGACGTTCTCGACGTCGTTCGCGCTGGCCGACTTCAAGGGGCCGGTCATCTCGGCACCGCTGCCGCGCGGCAACAAGCGCTATCTCCGTATCAGCGCAGTATCCACGTTCACGTCCGGCAAGATGACGGCGGCACTCGTCAACGACGACGACATTCCCCAGCAGTAATATGTAATACCTTTGAGGCGGGGCTTCCCGCCTCTTTTCATGCGTCCGAAGCCTCGGGCGTATGAAAAAAGGAGGGAGGCTTTACTATGATGACTTCGACAGATATTTGCAATCTCGCCCTGTCGTATCTGGCGAAAGGGCGAATCATTTCCATGACGCAGGAGACGGAAGAAGCGCGGCAGTGTGCTATGCACTATGACCATTGTCGGCGGCTGCTTCTTCGTTCGTATCGGTGGGGCTTTTCCCGCCGGACGGAGAAGCTGGCGCTTTCCGCGTCCACGGTCCCCGGCTGGGAATTCGTCTACGGCTACCCGTCGAACTGCCTCTCCGTGCGATTCGTTTTCGAGGAGGAAGGCGCCAGCCGTCGGGAATTCGACCGGGACGAATACGAGATCGCGGTCGTGGAGGGCGTGAAGGTCCTGTGTTCCAACGTGGAAAATGCCTGGTGCGAATACACCGAGGACGTCGTTGAAGTGTCGAAAATGAGCGAGGAATTCGTGGAGGCGCTGGCCCGTTACCTCGCCGCGTCGATGGCGATGGTGATCACCGGAAACGCCGAAATGATGAACACGAATTATCAGCTCATGCAGCACGCCCTCATGCAGGCACAAACGGAGGACGCACGGGAGAGGGAACACACGCCGATCTGGCCGACAAAGTACGCGGAAGTGAGGTTCGGTTGATATGGGACCTAATTCTTTTTATGCGATCCAGCCCGCTTTCACGGGCGGGGAGATCAGCCCGGACGTCGCGTCCCGCGTTGACATCGACAAATATCAGCTGGCGCTGCTGCAAGCGGAGAACGCCGTCATCCGCCCATACGGGGCAGTGACGAAAAGGGCGGGCTTCGTGTATTGCGGCGCGGCAAAGAAAGCCGATAAGCGCGTTATTCTCTGGCCGTTCCGGTTTGATGTGTCGCTGAATTATCTTTTGGAATTCGGCGATCAGTATATGCGCGTATGGCGCGAGGGTGTATATCTTGGTGTGGAGCTGGCGACGCCGTTCAAGGAAGCGGACCTGTCGCAGCTCCGTTTTGTTCAGTCTGTGGACGTGCTTTATATCACGTCGGGGAAGTATCCGGTCAAGAGGATCCTGCGCTATGCGGAAAACAACTGGCAGATCGCGGATATGGATTTCATCCAGCCGCCGATGGGCGACCTCAACCCGACGGAAAGTTTGAAGGTCACACCGTCGGCGACGACGGGGACGATTACGCTGACGGCATCGGCAGCGCTTTTCGATTCTGCTGACGTCGGGAACTGGATGGAAATTTCGCAGCGCGTCTCCGGCACGTCCGTCTCGATCACGGCCGGCACGTCGTCGGCGATCGGCGTCGGAAGCACCTGGAAAATTATCACGCATGGGACCTGGAAGGGCACGGTCACGGAAAAAAGCTCCAC